CCGCCCTTACGAGCTGCTTTCCTTACTTCTGGGTCTGGGTCGTTAGCCGCCTCTTTCGCCAGCTTGGCCATCATGTAGTATTTACTGACCGCGAAGCGTTTGAAGAGGAACAGGATGTTACCAATACCACTTTGAGCTACAATCGGACGCCCCGCCGCTGCGGTAGAGCCTAGAGTAAACTCCGTGCTGTCAATCGCTTTCTGCGCCGCTGCGCGATAATCCTGCTCGGATAGCTGACCTTTCTTACGCTGCAGATTTTGAACCTCTAGCATGTAGGCAGCTGTGAGCGTTGTCTCACGGTTGAACCGTTCCGAGTGGTGGAACATGAAGCTGGAGTACTTGTTTACCGTCTCCATGGGGGCGCTACGCCCAACTTCTAAGTCTTCCTGCACCATGGACTGATTGAACTGTCCTTGGTCGATACCCATAGAGATAAGTATATCTGCACGGACATTGCGCAACATCTCTGGCAAGTTGTTTAGGTCGTAATTGGAGATAGATTTTCCAGCTACACCCATGTCTATTTCTTGCTCTACCGGCTGACCTTCTGGGCCTGTGACCATAACCGTGCGTTTGCTAGGCGCTCCCGCAAACAATTTAGTAGCGGACCCAAATGCTTTGCCAGTATTACGAATACCGTGTGAACCCGCGAGTACGGGCATGGCACTCATGGCAACGTCGAAAAAGGTGATCGCTGCGGACGAGAAGTTTAGACCCATTGTAAACCCGAAACCCAAGCTGTTCACGACTTGCGAGTATTGCGGCACATTAGGGCTAGAGGCAAAGCCAGAAATTTTATCCAGCTTGTTGGCCATCATAGCGGTGCTTGGGTTCTCTTTGTACGGTTTCAGCTTTGCTCGGAACTTCTCGATCTCCGCTGCAGACTTCATTTGCACCAGCTGCCTGTTAAGATCACGCCCCTTTTCTTTCATCATAGTGTAGGCATCGAATTCCATGCCCCCCATGCCTGTTGGCGTTACATCCCCAATAAACCCTCGAACACCCTTACGACGGCGTAGGTTCTGCAGGAACGAACGCTCGGGCATTGCGTCTAATGACAAGTCAACAAGGTCTTGCATTACCTTCTTGTAGCCCTCGTTAGTCTTGAACTCCTGTTCGTTAAACTCGACCGACTTCAGAATATCACGGATGAACCCACTGCTAGGCACTTTATCGAAGCTCATAGTTTGCGAAGATGTTGTAAGCTCTATGCCAGAGTCAAACGTATCGCCTTGAGGTTTGTTGTACTCAAGCACCATCTCGCTGGCCTGCTCTGCCTTACGCAATGTAGGGAAATACTCTACAGCCCGCTCAGAACGCCCGTCTTCGTCGATAAAGTTGTACGCCAGTCGATATTTACCCTTACGCATAAGTGGGAAGTACGGACGGATAACCCCAGAATCCTTCTGCAAAATCTTTCTGAGCGATTCAAAAGCGTTCTGCCGCAGTGCTGGGTCTGAAATCGTGGCTTCCAAACGGGCCTCTAACGCAGCGATGATATCGTCATACGTATCTTGAAAGTAGTTCCGCATCTGCTTGTAGAAGTCTTGTCCCTTCTCATCCAGTTTTAGGAATTCCGCCCGCAACTTATCATACTCCGGGGAGCGTTCTGCATCGTCCCGAATAGTTTTCAGGTACGCAGCATCCGTTCTCGACGGGTCAACCTTCAGGTAGGTACTTTGCGGGATTATGTTGTTGAGGATAGCAGTCATCTCAGGGTTCTTGCGTTGCCACTTATGGAAGTTCCGCAAGATGGAGTCGAGCACGTCAGACTTTTTACGAAGCGCACCGCTCTGCTGTTTGATAAGTAGGTTAAGCTCTTCCGCAAACGGGATTTTGCTTTTGGCCATATCAGTCAAGATGTTTACAGGCAGCGTGTCCAGCGCAAAACTTCTAGCTTTCGGCGATACGCCTTCATTGTAAACAACATCCGCTAGGTCCGCGACTTTAGCCGAGGTCTCTGGAGCAAGATTAGCGGCGCTCTGGGCTAGTTTGTTTGCTCCGGCTTTAGTGGCAGACAGTAGCATCATCGAAGGTGCTGCTCGTGTAGCGGGGGACGGCGTTAGCATGCCGTTGACAATACGGTCTACCTCGTCAAGCGCGCTGTTTAGCTTTTTCGGCTGCATACCCATAATCTTGCGCACAATGTTGCGCACCGCCGTAGTAAATTTGTCCCAGCCAGATACCCTACCACCATCAGTCTTGAGGAACGCTAACGCACTCTGGAACTGCGGATTACTAAAGGCTTCGGCAACAAACTCGTCGAGATTGCGAGTGCCGTATACTTCGCCGAATTGAGCGCGCACTGCGTTCAACAAGCCTTGTAACTGTTTGGTTTGCGGTGAGGCTGGGTTTGCCAAAGACGCCGAGGTAGCTGCGTGGGCCATCTCGTGCAAAACAGTATGCACGTTCATGCCGTTGTTAGCGTCAAGGTAAATCGTATTTGTATCGGGCTCGAATAAGCCAGCAGCAGTGCGCCCTGCTACGGGGGAGATATCGTCCATCACCTGCACTTTAGTAGTGCCGACAACTCTGGCCAGCTTGGCAGCAATCTCTCGGATACGGTCTACTTGGCTTGTGGCCGCAATAGCGTTGAGAGCAAACTGCAAGTCGCCACGTTGTAGAGCGTTGCGGATACTAGGCAGTATAGCCATGTCCAGACCATGCACGGGGTCGATGAGCAAGAAGCCTAGCTCATTCTGGCTGTACAATAGGTCGTCGTAGAACTCTTGTGCGTCTACTTTTGTAAGTAGTTTCCCCTCGGCTCGCGTATCCTCGTAGGCATACACGTTACCTTCTTTGTCAGTATAGGTATATGTGTCGTCCGCAACCGTTTCGTTACTGCGGACTTTACGCCGTTTAAAATCTATTCCCGCTAAAAAAGACTCGAGCGCAGTCTGACCCTTTATCGGCTTAAACGACTTAGTCACAGGCCCAGTGATGCGCTCGCCAACAAGTTGTCCTGTAGCTTCAGCGCGTAAAGATTGATCCGGCTCCGCAGGGGCTTGATAGTTTACTTCTGGAGACGCAAGGAAGCGGTTCAGCTGGTTCTTGAGGGCGTTATCCTCTTTTTGCTGAATGGACTTAGCGGCCTTAACCACACCAATGTAGGCATCGGACGGGTTAAACTTGCTAGTGTCGCGGTTAGCTACACGGCGCGCACGGATCATCTCTTGGATGGCGCTGTCAGACATGTTGGCGTGTACCCAACGACGTGCGTTCATCGCCGAAGGCTGTGTCATGCCCTTGTAGAAAGCGAACTCTTTGGGTGTGTAGTTTTTCTTGACGCTTTGCGTAGGGCCGTTAACCGCAATCATGCCGATTTCGGCGAGGGCATCTACAGGGCGACGGAAGCGTTTGAAGTACAGCTTGGCAGCTTTTCCAGTATCGTCGAGGTCAGCGTCTTTTGTGTTGAGTAGCTCGACAACGCCTTCCTTGTCCACTGCAGTGGTTACTTCAGGAGCAGACCGCGGGTCCAACTGCGTGTCGTGATACTCACGTACTTCAGGCTGTTTACCTCGATTGCTCTCAAACGTACGCTCGATTTGTGCTTGTGCAGCGGCGTCTCGTTGAGCCTCGACAGCTTGCAAATCGGCTTGTGGTAGAGACGCGCCGATTAATGGTGCAGCGCGCGGTGCAGGGGCTACGGGTGCAGGAATAACTTGTTGCGCTACACCTGTGACTTGGCCGGGTATCGCGTTTTGCTCCATAGCAGGGACTTGTACTGGTGTGACCGGCTCGGCGACGATTGCATCGACTTCTTGCGTGAGATCTGCAACTGCTTCCGGGGATACATCTTCTAGTGTATCGGGCTCCGCTCCTGCTGATACTGCAGGTACGACAACAGGTGGCACACTTCCTCCCACTGGAACCTCGTCAGGTGTTGCAGGCTCTCGGGTATCTCTAGCTGCACTTCTAACTCGTTCGAGCTGCTCCACGCTAAGTCCACTACCTTCAGCGCCTGTTCCAACTGCGGTAAGTTCAGTTTCAGTTCCTGTTCCCAATCCTGTAGCATCAGTGTCTCCTAGCAACGCCGAGATACCCGCTTTTATCTTGTCCGCTTTTGCCTTCACTTTCGGGTTCGGGTTATCTGCATATTTGAGAAGATCGGTTTTCACCGCATCATCAGTAACGTCTAACCCAGTGATCCGTTTACGTAACGCCGCTGTCCTAGAAACGCCGATCTCGTCGAGCATCTCTTTAGTGACTGTTCGTTTTGCACGGAACTCGGCTGCAGCCTGATCGAACTTTTGTTGGGTGCCCTGCCCGGTGGTGGGCTTTGCAGCTTCAACCTCGGGCTCTGCAGCGGTTTCGGCCTCGACAGCAATCTCTTCTGCCGTCTGGGCAGGTGCAGCAGCTTCTTCCGCCACCGGAGTAGGTTCAACAGTAGTTTCATCTGCCACCGGAGTAGGTTCAACCGTAGTTTCATCTGCCACCGGAGTAGGTTCAACCGTAGTTTCTTCTTTCGCTTTCGTGGTAGGTTCAACAGTAGCTTCTTCTTTCGCTTTCGTGGTAGTGGGCGTAACATCCGCAGGGCTGTCGCCAAATGCGCCAATAGTAGAGCGTGTACCACCACCGATCAGACCACCTGCAATGGCAGCTTCACGATATTCCGCAATAGCGTCTTCGCTGTCGATAGGCAGGCCAGCTTGTGACCGCTCCAGCATTTGCTGACCGACTTCAGTTAGTCCTTCAGAAGTAGCACCGCCACCGGCACGGGATATTGTGCGGGTAAATATGGACTTGCCGATGGGTTTAAGAACACCACCTAGCAACAACTTGTCAGCTACACCTTCGAGTGTCGCTTGGCCGAAAGTAGCGACGAGCGCATCGCTCACATCAACTCGATCTTTTTTGCCCGCTGCGACTTCGTCTTCCTGCCGTTGGATGTTGTTACCAAACAGGATCGGCGCAGTTACGACACCGGCAGCGCCAGCACCAATAAGGAACGGAGCAGCTACACCTGTAGCACCGGCTAGAACAGGAGCAGTGACAGCAGCGCCGAGACCCAGACCGAGTTGTGGTATTTGCTCACCAACAAGTTCACCCGCGTAAGTCAACGCCGAGCCAATACTATCGACATCAGTAGACTGCATGCGTTCAGGTTGGGTTAAAGATAAGCGCCCTAGCTCTTGCCCGGCGCGTTCTTCTACACCTTGACCATAATTCGCAAGGAACCCAAGACCAGTCTGCTCCCCAATAGTGCCGACTGTTTCACCGACAGCTTGCTTGATTTGCTGCGTACCACGACCAAAACCACGACCAAGAGCAGTGCCATCGTCAAACTCTATCTCGGTACCGAACCGTTTCTCGTAGTCTTCAAGAAACGCGGTTCTATCCTGCCGGATTTGGCCCTCTAGTCTAGCAAACTCTTCCTCTGTTGGAACGTCTCCAACAATACGCAGGTCATATCCTTGCCCGGTTTTAGGATCGTCGTATTGATAAACGCCCATGAATCACCTTCTTGTAAATTAGATTACCTTGCGGCGGCTACTAGGAGCAGGAGCACCAAGACCATATTGACTATACATTCGATTTATCCGCGCGTTAACTACCTCCAACTCAGCTTGGAGCCGTGTACGTGCCGCCGCATCGGGGTCGGACCCGCTGCTGAAAAGACCGCCTTCTTCTGGCGGTCTAAGGCTTGCCAACTTCGATTGTATGTCTTCTTTATCCCTTTGCAAACTTGTAAGGTACGCCGCAGGTATGGCTTTCGCCGCAGGCGCACGATTGGCCGCAGCCAGCTGTGCTTCTCTAAGCATCAATTCAGCACCCAGCTTACGCTCTTCACGATCGGCTTTTTCAGACTCTCGAAGCGCCGCTAGGCCCGCTGACCCTGCTTTGCCGAAATCACCAGTGCTCATCAACGTAAAGCCAGCCTGCGCCAGAGCCAACCACTTGTCTTGGTCCATCTTGCTCTTTTCAGCCGAAATACCGCTCTTCTTGCCAGTACGCGTACCAGTACGCGGTTTTACTGCAGGAGGCATCGCAGCTGGGTCAGTAACGGTTTTCATGGCGGCAGCGATCTTTTTCTGCTCCGCTGCGGGCTTTACGTCCTGTGTATCGGGGCGCTGGTCAAACTCTTCCTGTGCATCAGATGTGCGCTCTACCATAGAGCCTACTGGAACCTCTAATGCCTTTGCTCGGGCAAACGCCGCCGTCTCTTCTGCACGTTCAGCATCTACGGCATCTTGCTCTGCTATTGTACGACCACCAAACACTCCTGCGGCGTAGTCTCCAACATTGCGAATAATTTTTGGACCTAGAAGGTCTGGGTTTGTAGGCCCGCTTGGAGGCATCCTGTTTGTGCGCTCAAGGTTAGAGATACGTTGTTCTTGGGCGCTTGGGATATAGCTAGAGTCGTCAATCATGGCGTTTATGTCCGCCGCTTGATTGTCATTTAAAAGTCCTGCTTCTACCGAAGCAACTAAATCCGATTCAGTTACTGGCGATCCGGCCTTAGCCTTAGCTACTAAGGCATCATAGGACAAGGGTTTAGATGCAGCTGTCGCTGCTATACCAAATGGTGACGGATCAATATCTCCGCCCGTGAAGCCTAAGCCTAGCAGTTGGTCTTGCAATGACAAGGACCGACCGGCTCTTACAGCTGCATCAGGGTCTATTACATAAGGTGTTGAAGGGCCGGGGAGGTTATAGCCGGGAATAGCAGACCTATTTTCTTCTATAAACTGCGCTAAACCTTGAGCCGCTGGAGCGTCTGCCCCGCGACGATTAACTCTAGCTGCTGCAGCGTCACTCTGTGGGATAGGCATCGCCATCGCTGCGTCTTCTTGAGCAATACGCTGACCTAAGTCCTCTGCAGCGGATATCGCTGACAACTCCGATCTACGAGGCTGCACTGCTACATTTTCTGGAGCAACCCTATCGAACATCCCGGCGTTAAAAAAGAACTCATCTTCTGCGTAGGTTGGATCAGCTTTTGCCTGCGGCACAGTAACGGGGAACGTGCGGAAATCATCTCTAGGCACAGGCATACCCATAGCCATGTCTTCTTCGGCTATACGGCGGCGAGCTGCCGCGTCTAGTGGTGCACCGCGTCGTCCACTACCTAAAGGAGCGTTGATCTCCAACATGCGGTCGATTTCTCTTTGCTGTGCGACTTCAGATGCCATACGAGCCTGATTTCTTACTTCCGCCGCTGCGGTACGCTGCGCCAGCCCTTGAGGCCCGTAAGGGTCTACATATGGAGCCTCTAAGGACTCTAGCCCAGTTCTTTCCGGGGTATCGGCTACGTTTTGAAAGTATTCTGCGGCCATCGCCAGCGCTTCTGGGTCGTCTTTATATTCTTCGTAAATGTCAGGACGCTTTACCTTCAAGTTTGCGATAGCACTGATAGTCCCGCCGGACAGGCCACCACCGGGGGCGAGGCGTAAAACACCACCGTCGGCCATACGCTGTGGCTGATTCGGCTGTGCAGGTAGACCTGCTGCCTGAGTGTTAGGTACCCCGGTGTTCTGTGTCATGTCAGTCTTTGGCGCGAGGGACTGCGCAACTTGTGCGATACCCTGCTGGGGTACACCCGCCGCCGAGACAGCTTCCTGAGCGACCGTAGGCTGCATCAGGCCTTCTTGTTTTTGCATATCTGCGCGCATACGCTTGCGGCGCTCGATCTCACCCAAAACCATGAACTGCGGTGCGGACCCAGAAGGCTGCTGCATCTCTTGGATAAGTTGTTGCTCAGAAAAGTTTTTGAGCTTGTCTTGGGTGTCGATCATATTAAGCATCAGCTGAACGCCTTATATAGAGATAGTCCAGAAAGTCCGGCACCAACCGCTTGTTGGAACGCACCGGGCTGCTGTGTCGGGGTGGTAGTCGTACCCTGAGTAGTCGTTGTACCGGTTGCAGCAATAGGCATGCCCGAGAGAATACCTGTCATGTTACCGATTTGCTCGCGGGTGTAACCCTGCTGCTCAAGGAAGTTCTGGTAATCCAGATCGAGTCTGGCCTGCTCTTCAGCCTGTGCAGCTCTGCCAACGCCTTCAAGCAGCTGGGTGTCTTGGATACCCGTCTGCCGTTCCAACTGACCCAAGCGAGATAGCTCGGTACCAAGCGCGGTCCCAGTTTTGAGGGCTGCAAGTCCTTGACCTGCTCCGAACTGGCTGGCTGCTTCTTGGCCTGTTTGTACTCGTCCAAGTTCAGCGGCGCGGCGCTGCTCTGCAGTCATCTGTGCGGCTCTATCGGCACCGAACTGTTTGGCGGCGGCTTCAAATGCGCTCTGGGAGCCTTTGGCTTGGATTCCTGCCAGCTGACCTAGCAGCTGTTCTTCCGCGAGACCTTGCTGCACTGCTTGGCGCGAACCGCCAAACGCACCGGCTTGAACTGCCTTAGTGTCACGAGCGCCCTGCAGACGGTTAAAGTCTGTAATCGCCGCCTGTTTCTCCTGCTCTGTAACCAACTGCTGATACGGAGACATGTATTGAGATACGTTTTCACCAGTAAACATTGCCGGATCGGAGTATCCAAATGTAGAGAAATCACCTCCGCCGTATTGTCCAAGCTCAGTGGCCCGATCCATACCTGCAGTAACGTAATCTTGCGCTGTACCCAGTCCGGGGGTGCCGGTGCCAACAAGGCCTTCTACCATCTCGCGCGATCTAGCTACATTAGGGTCGGTCCCTGCAAGGCGCTCACCAGTGTAGGCTTCGTAAGGCTTACCAAACTCCGCCTCTGCTCGTGCAATGTTCCGCTCGAAATACGGCTTCGCCCATGCAGGTAAGTCAGCCTGAGCTGCACTCTGCTGCGTCGTCGTATTGTTTACTGTCTTGCTACCACCACACATGGATTAGCTCCTTACGCTGTCTTCGCCATGTACTCACGCATAGTGCGCGGTGCATCGTTTTCGGCTTCGTTTACGGCATCTAGGAAACCACCACCGTACTTCTTTTCTAGTGCATCTGCGGTCTTCTTGCGCAGTACAAACTCTCCATCGGCAAGTAATACGTCTTGCTGACCTTCAAGGGATGCAGGGACTTTATCGTCTACGCCGGAACCATCGCCGGGTCCGTTGACTTCACCCGCTTCACCGTTTGCAAAACGATCTACTGTGTCGTCCAGCTCACCAGACTGCACCTTGTCTACCAAGTCCCGAAGAGCATCTTCGCCATAAGCGGCTAAAAACTGCCCCAATACAACCGCTGACTCCTCTTGAGACATCTCACCTTTTACGGCGCTGACTGCATCAGCGATCATAGTCTTCTCGTTACCGCCCACTTCACCGCCTTCGGCCATACCCATAGCCACCGACTGGCTCTGTTGATAAGCAAGCAGCTGTTCGTAGGTCGGGTTAAGTAAGAAGCGTGGGGATAATGGGTCGCTAGGGTCATAATCAGGGTTAGGAATAGACTGAAAAGCGCCCTGCGCTGCCGCTTGGCTCATGTCCGATGCCGCTGGAAGTCCAGTAGTAGGAGCGGGTGTAGGTGCCAATGATACTGTCTGTGCAGGAGCATCATCGTCACTTTTGTTGCTTGACGCCGACGCCATCATCGCGTCTAGGCGCGCTTTTTGCTTTTCGCGGTATGCCGCTTCTTCTTCAGCGTTGGCAAACTCTGGTTCGGCGAACAGGCCTTTAATACCACTAACCGCGTTTCCTGCAGTGTCCACAGTGTTCAATAGTGCTTGACCCTGCGCACCGCCGGTTATCTTATTTGTAACTATACTTCCGATAAGGCCGGGAAGTCCGCCGGTAGCGGCACCGAGAAGAGCGGAGGCGTAGTTCTGTTTATACGAGTCGTTAGCGTCCCTACGGATTTTCCGCGGCTCTCCGCCTACCATGATGTTAGCATAACCGGGGCCGTCAGCGGTGTCATTACCGGCGCTATAGTCGTAAAACTTTGCACGGCTAGGGTCTGTAGCAGACCTGTCCTCTGTCAGCACGCCGTCCACGTAAGACATGCCGTCACCCGGTGTAAAGATGTTTGCCATGGTCTCTTGGAAGCTGTTGCCAGAGCCTTGTTCGTCATCATTGCTGGAATCGTTTGCTGATCCTACACCGCCACCACACATATGAAGACCCTTCTCGTTAACCGGTTAAACTATTGTACTACACGTTGCTTATAATTTCCACCCACAACATCATACCCTAGCTTCTGTAGCATGGCTCCGGTCTTATCGGCGCTCAGACCACTCGAAATGCCCATGTAAATCTCCGCAGCGTTACGCTCTTTTGCCCACTTTTCGAAGGCTCGTAACAGCTGCAGTCCTACTCGGGAACCTCTGCTTTGTGGGGAGACATACCACAGTGTGTCGGAGGCTATCAAGTCCGTACCAAAATAATGCTCGCCGATAGACCCAAGAAGTACACTATTAAGGGTACCGTTATGGGTGCCGACGTAGGCGAAGTGTGTGTCGGGGTTAGTCATAAAGTGGTAGACCATCCGACCACACTTGTTTGGGTCGTAGTTAAAATGCCGATATACACTCTCTTGGTGCATCCAGAACCCGAGGTCGATAACTCCCGGTACGTCTTTAGGTTCTATGGGGCGTATCGGCATCAGGCAAACATAATCGCTAGGCTCTTAGGGCCAATAACTCCGTCAGGGGTCAGGCCATTTGCTCCCTGCCACGCTTTAACCGCCTTGGCTGTACCCGGACCGAATACACCGTCAGCGACAATGCCAAGTTTAGCCTGCATCTGTTTAACGTCGCTTCCCTTGCTGCCAACACGCAGGGTTTTGGATACGGCGGCACGGGGTGGTATATCGCCAGTAAGAGCCTGCATTGCCACGTTGTATCGTGATTGTCGATCTGCCAGACCGATATCACCGCCGTTAATTCGCTTGGTTGTAGCCTTTACGTCACCGGTATCAGCAATAGCATTTAGGTTGTTTGTATCCCAGAACCACAAAGCCGATGCCAATGCACCTTCTTTTGTCTCCAACCACTCAGATGCTTCTTCTGGTGTCATGTCGTAATCGTTGGCAAAACCCGTGACGTTGTTACGCCCAGTAAGTTGCTTGAGCCCTTTGCCCCGGAAGCGCCAACCATCACCCGGCTGCGTATTCCCTAATGCACCGCGCTTGGAACGGTACTCGTCCATGTATACATAGTTGGCGATCTTCTCTGGGTTGCGGGCATATTCGGCAGCGTTGCGCTTACCTTCACCAAAATAACGCCCAAACACGCGGTTCAGCGCACCCTCAGAGTAGTTGAGGTTCTCTTCAAGCGCGGTAAAGTCCCGGCTCTCGTGCGCACACTGCGAGATAAAACTTGCAATGCGCTGAGGCGTGTTGATGCCGTACTTAGGCAGTGCCTTGTTCAGTTCCTCGCACCAAGTATCTACTTCGTCATTTGTCGGGATCATTGCCCGTAGTTCATCAGGTGTAATTGTCATATCACTTCTTCCCAAAGAATTTAGTTGCACCCCGGATACCGAAGCTGGCGCTGACGATGGCTCCCAAGGTGTAGCGATAGTAATCGGGCATGGCATTGAGTGCAGTGAAACCATCGGCGACTATATCACGACCCCACTCACCGCAAAAGGCAAGCACCAGCGGCACCGAGAACAGGATCGTAAGCCATTCATCTTTCCAGCTATCGCGCGAACCTTCGGCCATGACCTTTTCCCAGTCGGCCTCTGACGTAGCCTGTGACAGCATTATCTGCGCTTGGGCTTCCGCCTTGGCGACCTTGGCTTTTGTTTCAGCGGCCTTCTGTTCCATCTTGCCTTGGACAATGCCACCGACAATGCTGGTTACTGGACCTAAAAGTTGACCGATCATTTTAAATTCCCTAGCATAGTAAAAACACCATCGCTGTGTAAAAACCCATATAGAAACGCCGCCAAAATTAGAGCCATAACCGTGGCCTCAATTGCAGCTCGCATCTCATCCGCCTTTGCCCATATTTGTAAAGCCGTAGTACGCCGCCACGATTGCGGCAATAGACACATAGTAAATGTTGCTCATGCTTGCCAACATCTCACTAGCCTGTGGAAGCTCCATGTATTCTGTCAGCACCACGCCAAACGGGAAGACCAACATACCCGTCAAAGAGAACCACGCCATCTTGCGTTGTGCATCGCGCTTGGCGTCTGCATCTTCCATCTTGCGGCGGCGGTCTTCAAGCATGATTGCCTTTTCTTCCGGGTCTAGCTTACCATTCCCATTAAGATCATATTCTTCCATGAGTGCCTCCTAGTCGGCTAAAGGGTTGTCGAGCGCCCGTTGCAACTTATTTGTCAAGCGCTCTTCAAGTTCTTTCATGTCCGCGTCTTGGCTACTTCTAACACGTTCTCGCTGATTTTCAAACCTAACGTCAGCGGCGTCTATCATAGCGCGAATGTCGGCTATAGCTTCATCTATGAGCCGCCGGACCTCTGCTTCGTTTGATCGGATCGAACCGTCAACCCGGTCTTCAATAGCCCTAACCGTGTCTTCAACGCGGTCGCTTTGTTGCTCAATTCGCAGTATGTCATCTTTAAGACCGTTCTTGATGTCGCGGGAATATTCGACAGCCTCTTCGACTTTCTCAGCCATCCCGGAAACCTTTGCATCCATCACCTCCATCTGTTGCTGATATGCGCCAAGGTCTAGGCCAGCGACCTCTTCGATCTTTTGATAGAGAACAAAGCCACCATACAAGCCGCCGACAACGGTGGATATAAATGCAAAAATTGCAGCCACGGAGGCAAAGGTAAACTTAAAGCCGCCAGCCTTGATCTCGCGGTCAGCGAGGCCATCTATGTCATCGGCCACTTTTGTTAGGTCAGTCAATTCTCAAACTCCATATCGCCATCGGAGTTGGTCTGGCTGTTTTGCAAGTCTTGCAGTGCCTGCAATTCAGCGCGAAGCATCTGCACCTCAAGCCTGCGCTGCGTCAACTCAAGCTGATATAGATCATCGCAGTTTATACGACTGCGCGGCTTGTCCAGCGGGATAACAATACGAGCATAAAGCCCGATGTCCTTGCCCTGTCCGACATTGCCATCGTTATTGACCACACCTGTAACGCCCCACTCTAAGGTCGTGCCGCCGCCAATGGCGTTGCTGCAATCTAAGTTGCCTGCACGGAACCTATCTGACTGATAGTTCATGGGTGGACTTGGAAGCTGCACAGCGAGGGAGCTACTATCCGATCTAGCTTGGATCGCGGAAATAAACCAAATTGAAACCGCAATGCAGAAGACACCGTATGCAGCCCAAAGCAGCCTCATGGTCTGCCACCGTCAAGCCTCGAACATATCTTGCTTGCGACCATTGGCTTGTCACCACGATCTTTTACGATCTTTGACGTAGTACAAAGGTAAACCGCCCGATCCAAATCAGCCTTGCGAATGTAAACTGCAAAGTCTTTACGTTCTTCGTGATCTACCTTCATTATGCGGTTTGGTGACGAGAATTTTATGTTTCCCCAAGCCTCGTCAAACACCTCGACCTGATAATACTTCACATCACTACGAGCGTTAAACAAAGACATATCGGCGCGAACCACGCCAGCAACATGTGACGGTCGCACCTCTGGATAGGCAGGGGTCATGTCATGCGCTGCCACTGGCGCAGCAAGGCAGGAGAATATGCAGGCTCTAATTAGCAATGCACTCTGCCACAACAAGGGCGGTATACGTCCCGCCGGGGAATGGTTTGCTGACGCCATACACCGCTTCGCTTTCTGTCTTGAACCACGTTGATCCCGCAACGGTTAGTGCAAACTCTGTGGTTGATCCGTAAGTCACCTTCGCTGCATCGTAACCAGACATGCCAGCATCGCTTGTATTGTGTACGGATGTTGACCCGGTCCAAGTCACCGTGTCGTTTAGTGAGGGCGATGAGCTAAACGAGGTAGGGTGCGTAATCTTTGCGGTGTAGTAGTTGGCCAACGCCACATCATATCGAACAACAGGCACAACGCCTGCACTGGCAGAGGCTGTGGTCAGCTTGTCCGCCGTGGGGTTGCCGTAGACGCCGACAGTATCCGTTGTGATAACGCAGCGAGCCTCAACCGTGCCGTTGATATTCACGTTGTTTGCAAGTGCAGGCACGGCTGTACAACACATGACAAGGGCTAGATATTTCATGTCAATCTCCATATTGGCTTTGGACCATTTGCTCGTGTAGCAATTGTTGTGCCAAGTTGTTCCTCAGTGCCTTCTTATTATCAGGGAGGTCAACGTCCGTCAAAATATTGACATCTCCGTAAGCTCCCCCTGAGATATTTGCATTGTAATACATAGCAAGGTTGGTTTGCAAATTGATCTGGTTAATCAGAGCAGATTGACCTTGGGCTTGAGTAAGAGTCAGTGCATTGGCCGAGGCCATGAGGCCCATCTCCAAGCGCGTCTCCTCTTCTTCCTCAGCTTCTTCGATAATCAGATTACCATCCGCATCATATTTAAATTCGGTTTCGTCTTCTAAAATCTCAGCTACCGCTTCATCTTCCAGCGCATCATATACCTCAACTTCAATGACAGGCGGCGCAGGTTTGACGTAGCCCGGACAGTTTGGGTCGATCTGAGGATCGTAGCACGGATCGAAGCGGTAACTGTAAATCACAACAGGGTCGATCACTTCGCCTGTACCTTCGACATCAATTGAGCCATCGCCCCAGAGAGCCGCCGGGACGTAAGGCAACGAAAACTGTTTGGTGATTGTGTTGCCGGGGACACCTGACCAATCATCAGTCTCGCTAAACGTGTAACCCGTGCCATCGGCATTGCCGTTGCGGATATGCACCTTCATTGCATCGTCGGCGTTTTTAACCGTGCTGTATCTGTAAATCAGGCCGTTTACGTCTAGGCCATCTTGTGAAGGAAGCACCGATCCCATCGACCAAGACAGACCGTTTGCTGCGGCATTGCCTGTGACCCCAAACACATAGGGATCAGAGTAGCAGGAGGAGGCCCAGAGCGCCCAACACAGCGCCGATCCCAATAGTTTTGGAGTCTTGTGCATCAATCAACCCTTCTATAGCCCCACGCTGCATTTCTGGCGCAGGGTCTTTGTTGGCTTCCATCTCCCAAGCGGTTTTCGCCGCATCGCCAATCAATCCATCCTTGGGGCACGGGGTTCCAGCGTTCATCATTGCATCGAATACGCGCTCATCTTGGCACATCACAGACACCGCCGCCACTTTCATGCCCATATCATACATGGTCTTTGCGTTCTTTAGCTTCTCGCAGTTCATATCGCGCACAGTGCGGCCAGCGGAAATACCAAGTATCTGCGTCTGTACAGCCCCAGCTACGCCAACCGTGCAAAGATCGCTATTGCTTGCAGATATTTGCGGAGAGATAGCAGAGGGCGGCGGAGAGTTGACCGTTGTGTCCATTGTTCCGCTACTTGTGACCGTGCTTTCGCTTTTTACGACATCACTGTCTTGCGCTGCGGCTGCGCTTCCGATCAGTAGAAGTGTAAGTACGAGACGTTTCATTTTTCCATCAATCTATCTATCTTTTCTTCGAGTCGGTCGAAACGCGCTACGATCTGACTCATTACCGCTGAACTATCGGCTTTAGTAACATACTCTTTAGCCATCTCTTCACGAGTTCGGTTAAGTAGTATCTGCACACGGCGCAGCTCGTCGTGTTGGGACTTAGCCCACCAAGCAATAAACCCTACTCCAGCGGTAAGTCCAACATTCCAAAGAGCGGCCATCTCCATTAGAATACGCCGCCGCCAGCAGGTTTTGGCGCTGTGATCGGCACCGATACATCTTTGCGTTCAGGCGTTGCCTTATCAGTCATACTACTATCCTCAGTTCGCCAGTTGCGGTTTTATACACATCATCTACAGCAAGCCCACCAGCTACGGCAGCTGCATTATTAGCGTACACGCTTAAATTCGATAAGTTCAAGGTACTACCACGAACAGCCCCGGGGTTCTGCTGCTGCTGTGCATATAGCGCAAACGCACGGGTTATCTGCGCCATGTAGCTCTGTTGGTACTCTGCAGGTGCAGCGGCAAAAAACGGGATAGTTGTTGGTTGAGACATTAACGCCTCCCATCCGTACGCATATCTGCGCGCGGTGTGCCTAGCCGCCACTCGGTATTGACGTCGTTCGACTCAACTTTTAACGACATAGAGCGCCCTCGCAGTCGGAAGAACAACTGATCTGTAAACTGCTCCACAGGTGCGGTAGCCGTGCGGACCGCAGTACCAGAATTAGTCTGGTCAAAGTTGGCACCGGGGAAGTTACGCGCGCTTACCGAAAAGGTAGCCACTGGGTTGCCCGGAGAGTTGCGGAACGTCAGATCAGGCAAAATACGGCTTACGAACATAAACTGATCGCCGTCCCCGATGTCGATGGCGCTGGACTCTATGTAGCTGCTTATAGCGCTCGGTGGATTTGTGCTGCCGTCAGATACGCCGTTCTCGTGGAAATAGACATATCCATCAGTAGACGCAGCGATCGAATACCCTGACACGCCGCCTTCGTCCCAAGCAGTGCGCGCCATAGTGCCATAATACCATACGTTTTCGGCGTAGTTGAACACGACGTAGCTGTCGTTAGTGGTGCTATCAGCGGAAGGGTAAAACCACCAAATCTCGTTAAACTTGCTGTTACTCGCCGCGGTAACTTTAGCCCTCTGCGCGATGTTCATATCCGCAAATATGTACTCTTCTACAGGACAGGGGATAAGCTGCACGTTACCATCGTATTTGTAGAATACGTCGTCGCCCATCCAGTACACGGCATCACCAAAAGCAACGGCGGCGTTCTGTCCCACGATCGAAGTGTTTGTAGAGACTTCAGATAGGCCGAAGGTAAACGGCGCACCAATAAACTGCATTGAAGATACGGATCGGTCTGTAAACACTATCACTTGTTGTTTAGTTTGTACTGCAGCGATTATCTCAGAACCTGTACCGACTCGCAACTCACCAGCGGTGTTAACGTCTGTAGCGGCCCAATCTGTAAAGCTCTCTTGGCTAGAAAAGCGGATCGTTAGTGGGTCTAAGACGCCGGGATCGGCCTCTGGGTCGCAGCCAAATGCAATAACGTGTCGATCGCGTTCAGAGACAAGAACAATATTAGCAACTTGAGGTTGGTTGTTTCCACTTAGAGTAGTTATATCTACGGCGCGTGTACCCGTACCTGAAGAAGAGTCCCAATAATATATACCGCCACCACGTACGTTGGCCAGTAAGTCTTCCCCGAAATTGTCCATGGACCACAGACGTAAACTCGTACTAGGAACAGAAACGTCAGCCGCTGAACCCCAAGTACCCCGGCTCCAAGAGCCAGCACTCCAACCACTACCAGCAGCGGATGAGTCCAGACCTACGTTAATCTGATACGCACCTACAACCGCTGCACCGCCATTACCAGTGTCCGAAGCGTTTGCGGCCACCGCAGATTCAATCGTGTAAGAGTTGGCGTCCACAACAGAAGTAACTTGATACTCTTGGTTGAGTACCGCTGCGGTGATGTTTCCGCCCAAACCTACTGCGCCTGAGAATGTAACGAAGTCGTTCAGTACTACCCCGTTAGAAGTGTCCGAAACAGTGATCGTTGTAGAGCCGTTTGTAGCTGCAAAGGTTACATCCCCCGCAGAAGTGGTCGCTCTAATCGGCGTGATGTCAGATGGCTCCGAACCCTCTACCACGTACAGCTTCATATTTGTACCTGCGCCGATGTACGTCGTACCAGCTAAGGAAGTCCAACTATGCAAGAATCGGCAAGCGCCGTCCAGCGCCTCAGAGGTTAACCTAGTCCAGCCGCCTATAGTTTCGGGGAAACCCATACGGAAACGTATTTTATCGCCGTCTCTCCACCCACCTTCGTTAGTGTAGTCGGTCGTATCCCGTACAATCCCGGGACGAAACTGGAGCTTTTGTAGCGGCATTATAAACCTCCGACGGCATTGTTACGAGATGGTCCCATTGGTATTTACGTTACCAATTACGGATAAATTCCCTGAACTATCGACGCGCATTACATTGGTGCCGTTGTACGCAAATGTCAGGTTAGTGCCCGATGCTACCGCGGTCCAACTCTCGGTTCCACCGGTAATAGTGACGGCAGAAGTAAACGTGGGGGTAGTAAGCGTGGGGCTTGCAGAGGGCGCTTTAGTGTCGATCTGCGTTTGAATAGCGGACGTAACTCCGTCAACGTAATTTAACTCAGCAGTCGTGGCTGTGACGCCGTCAAGGATATTCAGCTCTGCAGTTGTAGCCGTAACACCGTCAAGGATGTTCAGCTCCGCAGTAGTAGCGGTAATTCCATCAAGGGTGTTCAGCTCTGCGCCTGTGGCCGTAAGTGCTGTGCCGTCAATGACCAAAGCGCCGATGTCGAGGGAGCCTGTGATATCTACAACACCTGCCCCGGAGCCTGCGCCGTCACAGTAAATAATCTTGGTGCTACCCGCCACAACATTAAGAGTGCTTCCGGAGCCTTGGGTAAACGTAGCAGTCTCGCCGGTGTTGTTTTTAACGATGTAGATGTGTTGAGCGTCGTTCGGCGAAACAGTAATGGTGTTTGTACCGGAAGGCGAACCGCCCAAAAGAAGCACCTTGTAGTGCCCATCCGAAACGGAACCGTTGGACGTAGTAAGTGTATGCGTAATACCCGTAAGCGTTATAGAACCGACGCCGTTGGTTAGACGGTCGAGAATATTCATATTCTCGTTTACGGTGTTGCCCCATGTAGCAGACTGCTCACCGTTCGCGGGTAGCTCTATGCCGCCGTTCGTTGTATATGTACTAGGCATTTTCCACCTTTACGCTGCTATTCGTGTCCAAACTGTACCCGGATCGGGGACGATCTTACCCCATACAAGGGCTTGACCAACTTGCCCAGTCGCAAACACCCCTACGGGCGTTATTGTAGCCGTGCCTGTTATTGTCACCGAGCCTACACTACCTGTAGCAAAAACTCCAGTTACATCCGCACCTGCACCAGCTTGGCCTTCCGCAGTGCCAACAGCCATGGTTCCAGCTACGCCTGTTAGCGTCAGCCCGCTCTGATTACCTGTTACGGTAACGTCGCCAAGCGCCCCGGTGCCTTCGACACCTGTCGGGCTAATAACCGAAGCGTTGATAACAGTAACACTGCCCGGGGAACCCGTAGCCTCCACCCCAGTTACATCAACACCCGCCGCTGCTGAAGCTATTACGGAGCCGACGTTACCAATTAGGCCTGTTTCTTCGCTAACCGCAGCGGTTGCGCCCGCATCTACAGTAACGCCGTTGCTAGACGCCGTGCCTTCTACAGAACCTAGAAGTAGGCCAATCTGGTCGCCCGTAACCGATACGTTGCCAATTGCCCCCGACGCAGCAAGCCCTGTAACAACAAACAGTTGTTCGCCGCTACCTAAATCGGCAAAAGCTGTGGCTGAATACGGTGAGAAACCTAACATTTTATGTTACCCCTCCTTGGGTCACTCTGCGGCCACCGACGAGGCTTGATTTACTCCTAGGACGCCTTCGAGCTTACTGCGAATACCAAGGCCATCAAGGTTCTGTGCAAAAGATGGGGACCACCACAAGTTACTCAAGTGTAGGTAGTCCATAGAAGCCTGACCACTATCCATTATTGTTTGCGGTGCTGATCCAAATGCGCCTGCGGGGTAAGCGTGTTTTATCATGTCACAAAAAGCAGGGTCATACTTACCACTCTGCATGCAAAGCTCCCCACGTTCTTTTGCATAATCCCAGAAGGGTGTGTTGTATTTAGACCCAGCAAAGTAGTGCATCATGATTATGCGCTCTACGTTTCTTACCAAACCTACATATTCCATGTTGGCCTGTTCTACAGGCACAAGACCCTGAAGGTAGTTAATTGCGTTGTCTATAACAGTGCTGGCCATACCAAAAGACATAGCTTCCAGAGGCTCTAAGAAGAATGACGCATTACCATTGCTCGCTACTCTATCCGTAAAGTTACGGTTCTTTGAGTAGTTGTTGAAGCCAAACGAGTTAGTCTCTTCGCTTGGGGTCAAATCAAAGTCACTAAAGATTGCCTTGACGTCTTCTTTTACTTCTTCAAGGGTGTTGATGTCACTGTTATACAGATACCCAATGGAACATCTGTTTTGGAGGGGTATTCCAAAGACCCAACCATATGGGCGAGCAATTGTAAGCGTGTGAGAAAACTTGGGAGCGTCCCAGTAACACTGGTTAACGTGAACAGCGTTGACAGGGATGTAAGCAGACTGCGAGTGCTTACTGTAATCCTTGGGGCGACCAGAACAGTCAATGATGTAATCAGCATCAATGTCATCTGGTTTTACATTATGTTCAAACAAGTCAACATGGTCTTTTAGTCTTCCATACACGTAGTCCTGCATCTTGTTTGCGTTAAAGTGCAAGGCCACTGTTGGTGAGGGAAACTCATGGAGAAACTCTTCTTCAGTGGCAGACCAACCCCGCTTGAAGATACCCGTTTTTACGTAGCCATCCACAAGATCAAAGTCTTTGGGACCAAACCCCAAGGTTCGATGCAGAAGGGAAGGGAGTACGAGAGTTGTCCCCTCGCCTACCGCCTGCGGTTTAATGTTAGGATCGTAGTGCCACTCAACTTTTGCTTCTGGAAAGCTAAGTTTCATTTGCAACGCCGACATGCACCCAACAGTTCCACGACCTATGACCGCGTACTTCTTCACGATATGTCCAAAACAGAAGGAAGCGTTGGCCAGACCACAGAAGTTGGGAACGTAGCTTGAGCCGTAATATCCAACAAATCTGTTCGGTACTGTGTGACTTCCGTTTGTTCATCAGAAGTTAACCCACTCCATCGCATAGGATTTGAAACCACAGGGTCAACAAACGCCCGTAATTGGCTGTCTCTTAAAAGCCTAATTTCAGCAGCGTTAGCAGCATCTATTTCCGCCTGAGTGGGGGGTGTTGGGGCAATGTATGCCCCAATCGCACCGTCTGCCTGCATCTGGGCAAGCAGTGCAGTGTTGTCGATAGTCATGTCGGCGTCATTTACATCTAGGGTATACGGCGTCCAACCTTCATACTCAGGCAGATTAAGAAAGCAGTCAATACGATTGCCTGTGTCGTCAATATAAACCGCTTCTTTGTAAACATATGTCATTAAGCGTACCTCACCCAAAGACCGGGAAATGTTGGACCCCAGTTTGGACTAGCTTCTTGCGGTGCTCTCATTGCTGGAGTCATTAACCGCCAACTTCCCGAATAAGTCTGGTTACTTTGTAGGGAGGTATTGGAAGCAAAGCTGTTGTTTACCGCGCTAGTCAGACCTGTCGTGCCAGAGGTAGAGGTTGTTTGGTTTGTGACAGCAAGCGCTCCCCCCTCTATGCCACGGGATTCTAAATTGCTACCTGCGGTAGTCCTACCCTCTTTATAGCCTACCCCTACAGTATTTGATTGCGAAGTGTCATGTGCAACGGTGTACGTTCCCACTCCGTTAACGGCTGTACTAGCTCCAGTGGTAATATTTCCGCTCCCAAGAATGGAATTACCACCTACCGTCTTTAAACCGCCTACATTCTGTAAGTTTCGACTGTCATCAATAACAGTCGTGCCGTTTACTTGAATAGCCATCTTCGTGTCCTTCCACTATTAGCCGTTGAGTTTTGCCGTCAGCGCGTCGATCTGCGCCTGCTGTTCTTTAATTGCCTCGATCAGGAGGCCCACCATGTTGCCGTATTGGACGGTCAAATTGCCCGCGTCGCTTTCTTGAACCAGCTCTGGCAGCACCGCCTGCACCTCCTGTGCTATCACACCTGACGACTTTTCGCCACTATCTTTGAACGTGAAGCTGTAGCCGCCAAGCTGCTGCACCTTGCCCAGCGCGTCCGAGATCGGCTCGATGTCCGTCTTAGTGTTGCGGTCGGACGTGGTGTTGAATGTGGTTGCGGTGACTGTGGTGAAGGTCGGACTTGCCGTCACGTTGAGTGTGACGGACCCACTTGAGCCGCCGCCAGTCAAATTTGTGCCAGCGGACACGTTAGTGATGTCGCCCACATTAGTGGTATATCCCGCCCCATTCGTGAGCTGGTTATTGTTTGTGATGTAGTTGGCGTTGGTCGCCCCAGTGTATCCCAAATTTGCCAGCGTCAGCGTGTGCGAGCCCAGCCCCGTAACGTGGCCGTATGTATCAAGCGTAACGTCTTGGATGACTGTCGCACCGGAGTTGTTGACCGACCCTTGAGAAGATGTATCAGCGTGGCTGATCGTGATGTTGCCAGATAAAGCACCACCACCAGATATGCCGCTACCCGCACTCACAGTCCGCGAGGTTGGAACCTTAGTGCTGTCTGCAACGGTGATGTTGGCAGAGCCGTTAAAGGACACACCGTTAATAGTTCGTGCAGTTTGCA